TAGTATCCTTGGATGGTTACACATCCACCACCAGTCATCCAAGAACTCTTTACACCACTGACCAGCTACAAAATAGCCTGTCTGTCTGTATCTATCCCTGACACTCTGGTCTACGCTAAACAACTCACAAGCTGAATGTTCTAGGGTGGTAGTTAAATTATCCCTGCTCTCAGCCCCACCTTTACCATCTATAATCATCCAGTCATATATCCCCTCAACAAAATACGGATAGATATTATTCTTTGGGAAGTAGTTAAATATACTATCTATGTACTTGGTGGCCACACTATCACTATCCACATATGCCACAACATTAGCATACCTCAGCGCATCTTTTACAATAGCTGGGCGTTGTATTAAGATTTTATATATCTCACTGCTGTTTCTGTTAATGTACTTCTCTTGCTCAGGATTTCCTACGTCACACTTCCAATTGATTGTAACAGTTCCCTTGATGTCTACATCTGAGTTCATCATGTATACAATGATGGGAACACTGCTCACGGTCTTAATGCTGTCTACACAGGCCTGTATGGTTTCTTTGTAGCTCTCTGTTCCATAGAGCACGTATGCCTTTTTCCATTTATCATCCTTCATGATGTAATACCCATACCACTGGTTGTCATATATCTTCTTCAGACTGGGATATCTATCTGCCATCACCTCTGGTGTAAGGTCTTCCTGGTGATGGGTTTCATATTCATTCCCATACTCATCCCCATCTTGAGGCATCATGTAAGGAATAGCAACAAGACATTGCTTCTCTGAGAAGAATATGTTGTCTATAAGACGCTGAGCATCTTCTGTAGACAGATGTTCAAGCACATCTCCTAGGATGATGAAGTCGTAATCCTGCAGGTTGAACTCACGCACATCTGCTATGTAGACATTATCATACTTCTTCCTGAGCCCAAATTGGTCTACATAGGGAGCCCACACTTCCACAGCGTCCATTCTGTATCCTAAATTTCTTAGCAATTCAGAGTATGTACCCTGTCCAGGACCCACATCTAGCATGCGTGTTCCAGGAGGAACATTGTCTATAAACCACTGTTTTACGTCAGATTTGAAATAGGAATAGCTGTTTGGCATAGTGTAACAAAGGTAGAAAAAAAATTTGGTAGTTTCAAAATAATTACATAGATTTGCCCCTAGACATCTACTCTGTCACAAAGGCTCGTTCTGAGCTAACTATATACACGTTAGTCCCTATTTCGGAGGGGGTTGGCGTGTTTTTTTATTTTAACACTAATTCCCATGTAAATCCCCATGGAAAATCTATTTGAAGAACAAGTAAAAGAAGAACTAAAGAGCATGGACCAGCGTCTATATGACATGGAGGAAAAGATTAGCTCCATAGATACAAAACTTACGCAGGTGGTTGACGCTATCCTGGGCAACCCTTTGACCAAGAAAGGTGGTTTCGTAGAGAAAATTGAGGTGTTAGAAGAGAAAATTGCCACTCTTGAGAAGAAAATAGAGAAGCACGACGAGTTTAAGAAGAGAATTACATGGACTCTGGGTATCATCATAGCTCTGGGAATGCTCATAGAGTATGTTAGCAAGGTGTACTCAAACGTCAAATAATCAATATATGAAATTTATCAAAGACAATCTCCTCACAGTAGTGATCTTGGTGCTCTTAAGCATCATAATTCTACAGAAATGTGGAGCTCCTGCCCCTGTAGAAGCTCCCACTGTAGTGAGAGATACCACTTGGATTGTCAAAGATTCCTTGATAGTTAGTAAACCACAGCTCATCAAGTCTATTTCTATAGAGTCACACGACACGATAATAAACCAATACCTCCCAGATACCAACTACGCCAAACTTGTTATTCAATATCAAGAGGTAGTGAATACACTACTGGCCAAGAACATCCATTCAGACAGTATACGCATAGACAGTAATGGCTATGTCAAAATAACAGACACAGTACAGAGAAACCTGATTACAGGTAGATCTTCACAGGTGAACATCCGTTACCCAATTGTCAAGGAGACCATTACACTTCCTGCAAAAAAAGTGACCCAGATGTATGTGGGGGGGGTTGTTCAAGCTGCTCCTGAAATTAACCAAATATCGGTGGGGGCTCTTTTAAAAACTAGGAATGATTTTCTGTTTGGAACATCCCTAGGGGTAAACACTGATGGCAACATTCAGTATGGTGTGGGAGCTTACTGGAAACTAAAACTCAAAAAATAATAGGTTATGCAAATATCTAAACATCTATCTCTGGCTGAGGTGAGCAGAAGTGAAACCGCTAAACGTAGAGGTATTAACAACACTCCCTCTGGAGAACATCTAGAAAACTTTAAGAAGCTGGCTGAAAATGTATTTGAGCCTATTCGTGAGCATTTTGGAGTGCCTATTCACATTAGTTCTGGCTACAGAAGCAAGGAGCTCAATGCTGCCATTGGTGGAGCTTCTAGCTCTCAACACTGCCAAGGTGAGGCAATTGATATTGATATGGACGGTTCACCATCTGGCGTATCTAACGCTGATGTGTTTAAATACATCAAAGATCATCTGAACTTTGACCAGCTCATCTGGGAATTTGGTTCAGATAGCAACCCTGACTGGGTGCATGTATCTTATGAATCCACTGGTAAGCAGCGCAAGCAAATCTTGAAGGCTGTTAAAGCTGGTGGCAAAACATCTTATGTACCCTTTAAATAATTGAGAATGAAGAAGTTCTTATACGACCTGTTTAATGATAACAATAGCATTAATGAAAAAGCTGTTGTTGGGTTTGTTGCTTTTCTTATGTTAGTAATTTCTCTAATTGTTGACCTGGTTACAGGTTGGTTAGGTAGAGAACTCCTCATCAATGAGTTCATATTTGATGGATTCATGGTGATTACCCTAGGTGCATTCGGTATTGCATCAGTGGATAAATGGATTAACAAAACAAAAGGAACAACTAATAAAGATGAAGAACCTCAGTAAAGAAGAGCTACTAAGTAGATTGGAGGCAATCAACAGAAGTAATGCTATTATTTACTTCGACCTAAATGGCGTTATTCTTGGAGTTAATTCCCTCTTTTTACAAACGATGGGATATAAGGATGGTGAACACGAAAAGATTATTGGCCAACACCATAGTATTTTTGTTTCTCCTGAATATGTAAAGTCAGATGAGTATAAAAGGTTTTGGGAAACGCTAAGAGCAGGAAAGTTCTTTGAGGGGGAGTTTGAGAGGGTAAAAGTAGATGGCAATCTTATTTATCTACAGGCAACCTACAATCCGATACTAAATGAGGAGGGTGAGGTAACTAAGATAATGAAGATTGCTAGTGATGTAACTACAACGGTTATAGCAAAGAATGAGATTAATGCAGTAGGTAGAAGTAATGCCATTATCTATTTTGATTGTGATGGATACATACTAGGCGCAAACTCAATCTTTCTAAAGGCAATGGGCTTTGGTGAGAATGACGAAAGTAAAATTATTGGAAAGCACCACAGCATTTTTGTTAGCTATGAGTATTCAAAGTCAGAAGAGTACAAGGAGTTTTGGACCAAGTTAAGCAGTGGTAAGTTCTTCGAGGGTGAGTATGAAAGAAAAAAGGTAGATGGTAGCTCCATTTATTTGAAGGCAACTTACAATCCTATACTCAGTAACGATGGAACCTGCAAAAAAGTAATGAAAATTGCTAATGACATCACTGACACTATAGATAAGAAAAACAAGATTGGCGAACTCTCTAAAAGTTTGCAAGCAGAGTTGGATAACTCAAACAAGCTTAGAGTAGCGATTGAAATTGAAAAGGACGCAGCATTAAATGATTTGGATGCAACGATAAAGAAAAGTCAAAGCGAATTGATAAAGGTGATAGTTAAATGTGCCTTAGGGGTCATAATAGGCGTTGGACTTGTGACAACTTTCATGTATTCTTTCGCAATGTTTTCAAGCAAAGACACACAGATAATAGGATCAACATGGAGTAACATGTTTAGCGTATTGCTCACTAATGCATTTTCTATTGTTGGAACAATTATGGGCATTAAATATGCCACACAGGACGAGAAAAAAGATAAAAAATAAATCAAAATGGCCAAATCAAAATCATCAGGCGACTCCCGTAAGGTGAACTTTGGGAAGCGTAAAGGTGGGAAAGCTAAGAAATCTAGCGGACCCAAGGACAAAAAGGTCTCTAAATACAGAGGTCAAGGATAACTAAAACCCCCCATATGGACGGTGACCATGCTAAGAAAACAAAGAAACAGGCTAACAGCCCTAAGAGACGCATCCCTAATGCTAGCGATGTTCTTCCTACCGTTTGGGTACGACTTCCTTTTCAAGTTGATAATGGAGGTAACTGGCTCATTCTGGAAGGCAGATCTTATCTTCTATGGAATCTCCGCATCATTCTTTGTCTCCTATATTTTGCTGTCCAGATATTTAAACAAAGTTAGTTAGAGTTGTTTTAACAAACTTGGTTATTGTAATTTGTTGAAGCTCATTGTTTTCTCTAACTAACACCATATATTTGTAACTTATGCCAATACCTTCAAGACAAATAGGCTGGAGCACACAGGATAACCTGTTGTGGCAGATTGCTAAGCAAATGGAGCAGGCTGAATGTCAGCTCTGTACGCTTAACGATAACATCGAAACCTTTGGAGGAACATCTGGCACTAGTGGTACCTCTGGATCAACAGGTGCAGCTGGAGATAGATATCAAACTACATCTTCTACATCATTTACATTAGGAACTGGTGGAACCATAACTGTAGGTACAGGATTGGCATACACAGTTGCTCAAGATATATTGATAGCCCGTGATATTAATAACCATCAGGTTTCAATGGTTATATCATACAACCCTACTACAGGGGTTTTGGTGTTCGATGCTCCTTCTGAAGTGACAGGATCAGGAACTTATAGTTCTTGGGGTGTAAACCTTAATGGAGCTGCTGGTGGTAATGGTTCTAATGGTACTTCTGGTACATCAGGACTAACTGGTTCTTCTGGCACCTCTGGTTCTTCAGGAACACGAGGCACCTCAGGTACAAGTGGCTTAACTGGATCTTCTGGAACTACAGGTACATCAGGAACTAGTGGAGTTAATGGAGCTGTTGGTGGTTATTTAGGATCTTTTTATGATACTACTACTCAAACAGGAGTTGCAGGAAGTGTTCTTACAATGGGTCTTAATAATTCAGATTCTTGGAATAGTGGTGTTTCACTTGTTTCTGGTAATCAAATAACAATAGCTAATCCTGGTGTATATAACATAGCATTTAGTGCTCAGATGGTAAAAAACAGTGGCAACACTGCTACACATGCTCATATATGGTTATCACAAAATGGTACAAATGTACCTATTAGTGCTTCACAAATAGGATTTCCTTCTAACTCTGTGTATGTTGTAGCAGCTTGGAATTTCTTTTTCAAGACAACAGTTGCAAATGAATATGTTCAACTTAAGTGGGAAATAAATAGTAATGCAGATAATGCAATAGCAATTACATCAGCTGTAGCTTCAGGAAATGTTCCTGCTATTCCTGGTCTAATTATAACAGTAAATCAAGTAGGATAATATAAAATATTAATATAATGGCAATACCATCAAGAGGAATAGGCTGGGGTACAACAGAGAACTTGTTATGGCAAATAGCTAAACAGCTGGAGGGTATTTCCTGCCAGCTTTGTGATTTAAATAACAACTTCACCACCACCACCACGACTACTACCACCGCGTAGTGATTATACAAAACCAACAAACTACATATATGAAGGATCTTAAGTATGTCTGTGTTCAACCAGATGACACCTACTACACATGGCAGGTACATCTTTGGTTAGAAAGCCTTAGGAACAGAAATGAGTCTGACAAGGCGATTGTTCTCATCTTCATCCCTAGCTATAGGGAACAAAATCCCAAATGGGAGCAAGTGATGAGGCTCTATCCAGAAGCTGAATTTCATTTCTACAAAGACAAGGATGATGTAAGCTCTCTGTTAGGTATATACATCCCAGTGCTTAGACCATACACCCTGTGGAGACACTGGAAAGAACATCCTGAACTTAGCGACAAAGCTATTTTCTACTGTGACTCAGATGTTTTGTTTACACAAAAGTTTGACGTTCAACAGTTTATAGACGATGATGTGTGTTATCTCTCTGAAACAACTAGTTACATAAGCGCTGCTTATTTTGATAGCAAGGTGAACGATGTTCTCCCTGAGAAGCTAGAGGAATACAAGACAAGAGATATTCTTGCAGAGATAGGCAGTGTGATTGGTATCAGCAGGGAGGAAGCAGAGGCTAAGAATAATGATTCTGGTGGAGCTCAATACCTCCTCAAGAATGTAGATGCTAAGTTTTGGAACAAGGTGATGAACGATTGCATCCTAATCAGAAGCTACCTCCAGAGAATAAACAAAGAGTATTTTGAAAGTGAAGATAAAGGATTTCAAAGCTGGTGTGCTGACATGTGGGCTGTGCTGTGGAATCTGTGGGTGAGAGAAAAAGAGGTGAAGGTGATTCCTGAAATGGGATTCTCCTGGTCTCCTGACCCAATAGAGAAACTGGAAACACATCCAATCCTTCATAATGCAGGTATTGTAGCTACAGAAATGGATGGCTACAAATGTTTTTATAAAGGTAAATACCACCTAGGATCTGATCCTACCAAGGACGAACACCTAGACGCTATATTGAACGATGAGAAATCAATGGTGAGATGTACGGGGTATTACGCAAATGAACTTAAGAAATTATCAAACAAATATAACCTAAACTATTAACCATTAAATTTTTACAATGGGAAGCAATTCATCACAACGCTTAAAAGCTTATGTCCGCTTCGATGGAAGTGGCAGAATAGTTGCAGGTAGTCTTATACTAAGAAGAAATAAGCCCAAGGTAGGTAAGTGGGTGGAAATTCCAGCGTATGAGTGCTGCAATCCTACTACTACTACAACTACTACTGGTGTACCTGTCACTACAACAACCACCACTACTGTTCCTGCTACAACTACTACAACTACCACATCACCTGGGTAAAACATTAACTTATGGCAACTAATAATAAATTAAAAGCATACGTTCGTTACGATGGTACAGGACGTGTTATCGCTGGTAGCTTGATTCTTCAGAGATTCAAACCAAAGGTGGGTAACTGGCAGGAGATTGATGCGTACGAGTGTTGTAATCCAACAACTACAACTACTACAAGTAGTGCTCCTACAACCACTACGACTACAACAGTGCCTGCTACAACCACCACTACTACCACTGTGCCTGCTACAACCACCACGACTACCACAGCTCGCTAAAAACTGAACAATGGCAAAATCATTATTTCCTGAGGACATGTTAAAGAGTGGAGCTGGTGAGATGACACTTGAAGGCATTGCTGGAAAGCTCACCTATTTTCAGGAGCAGTTACACCTATTACATTGGACTACAACTAGTTATGCAGAACATCAAGCTCTTGGTGGACTATACGATTATGTACATGACTTTAAGGATGGGGTGATTGAGAAACTTATGGGCTACATGGGCAAGCGTCCCAAAGCACCGAAGGTAGAACCTCTATCTGACTCAGCAAGTGCTAGTCTGGTGGTCAGCGAGCTTATGAGTTTCGCCTCAAGCCTTAAGAGTTTTGGTGAGAGCAATGGCTATCACGACATTTCTAATTTGGCTGATGCTCTATCTGGAGAAGCCGCAAAGACCAAGTACCTGCTAACACTGTCCTAATGACAATAAGCAAACGATTCTTTCCTGAGATAATGCCTGATAACGAACTAGCTTATTTTGCACATCTGGAGGGAGTGATTAACTCAGTGGATGAACTCAGTAGTCTTGAGATAACTAAGACACCCACCGCTTATCATTTTAGACTGGTACCTAGTCTTCCTAAATACAACCCAATGCTTTTGGAAGAGCTATTAAAACTACATAACGTCTTCCACATAAAGCTCAAACTGTCCAAGTCTATCAAAACATCTGCCACCATAGCATTTGAAATAAATTTGGATAATTCATAAACCATACATAAATTTGTTCAAACCAAAAAATAAATAATATGGCAACTTACGATCCCGCAAAACGTTACACATGGACTCCTGATGACAAATTTGAATTCACAGGAGCAGAATTTGGTCTCATCCTGAACGCATTCCGTGCTGTTCTGAATACAGAAGAGGCTGCAAAGATTCTTTTGGCTAACGAAGCTAACCAAGCTGTAGAGCGTGCTCTTGCAACAGCTGTTGAAAAAGATGTTGTTAAAGAAGCTGAAGAAGCTCCTAAGCAAGCAGGTTTGTGAAAACCTGTGGCATCCATATAATCCCTTTAGATGCTGACGGACTGTGTCCTAAGTGTCTAGAAGAAAAAAATAATTAACATGGCAATGATTAAAAAAGCTCAGAAAGGTCTTCCTGTTAAGAAGAAGGCTGTTGTAGATTCAGTGGAAAGTGAGATGTTCCCTGGAAAGAAGATTCCAAAATCTAAGTCTAACTATGCAACTGGTAACATTGCAAAGATGTTAGAAGGTGCTAAACCCAAAGCTAAATCAGCTCCTAAGAAGAAATTTGAAGGTGGTGGTAAACTCTCTAAAGCTAAAGGTGGTAAGGAGATGATTAAACGTGCTGATGGTAGCTACTCACAACGTGGTTTGTGGGATAACATCCGTGCTGCTAAAGGTTCTGGAAAGAAACCTACAGCTGCTATGCTCAAACAAGAAAAGAAAATAAAAGCTAAATCTAAATAAGATGGCAAAAATTAAAAAGGCTCAGTTTGGAGCTCCCATAAGAAAAGGTGGCTACCGTGGTGGTTGTGCTGCAACTACATCAGGTGCTGATCGTGCTGAACGCAGAGAAGGCAGACAAGCTGAACGTGATTATAAAAAAGCTGTTAGAGTGGCTGGTCGTGAAGAACGTAAAGCTGAAAGAGCTGAAAAGAAAGTGCCAAAAGCACAAGCTGGTCTTAAAGCTTCTAACAAACGTGTAGGACCTGTTGATCCTAAAGGTGCTTGGACTAAGGTGCAAGAAATGAATCTTCCTCCTCGCAACATAAAGACTAAGGCGAGTCTTACAGAAGACAAGCAACTTGGTGCTACTAAGATGGCTAAAGAAGGTAAGTGGATTCAAAAGGCTATTAAGAAGCCTGGAGCTCTTCGTTCTTCTCTTGGTGTTAAGAAAGGAGAAAAGATTCCTGCTGGTAAATTAGCAGCTGCTGCTAAGAAGCCTGGTAAAATGGGCCAAAGAGCTCGTCTTGCTCAGACTCTTAAAAAGATGAAGAAGTAAACTATGTCTAAGATCCCTAAGACTAAAGTGTACAACCCACAGAAAGCTTCTGCTTATGTGGGTAAAGGCGTTTTAAGAAATGGTGGAGATACAATTACTTCTATAAAGGGTGCAATAACTCCTGTTCCTAATGGTCCCTTGATTAAAAAGAAAGGACCGTACGCTGGATCCACACTCAAAGGTGGTGGTAAGGTGAAGGTGATGGCTGGTGGTGAAAAGCACGTAGTTTATAAATCTTCCAAAAACAGTAGTAAAGCTACCAAAGGAGACATAATGGTAAACCATCCTACCAAAGACAAGGGTAAGTGGGACACCATCAACCTCACAAAAATAGGTAGGGCCAAGACTGTTAAACAGGGTGTTGCTTCTACAAAGAAGTGGCATAAGGATAATCCTGATTACAAATACAAAGGCAAAAAGAAATAATCATGGGTAAGATTAAAAAAGCTCAGTCAGGTTATGATCTCGTGAAGAAAAAACAAACTCTATCTAAAAGTGTTTCTAAGTATAAAAGTCCAGATGGAAACTATACTACGAAGTTTAAAAGAGATAATCCTAATGACTTAGTTCCATCTAAAATAGTTGAAAGAAGAACTTTAAAAGGATTATTGTCTGGAGCAAAGAAAGCAGAAGGTAAACTTGATGTATCTAAGTTAAAAAAAGGTGGAAAGATAAAGCCTAAAGCTTCTAACGTTTCTAAGAAATTAGGATCTGCTAAAAAGAGCATAGGTAATATGCGTTTTACAAAGAAAAAGAAATAACCATGGCTAAGATGAAGAAGGCCCAGATGGGTTATAGAGTGAGAGGTGAGGGAAGGAGTTGTGGAATTGAACGCCAAGCTCGCAAGGATGAGCGTCAATATGATCGTGAGAATCGTAAAGCTAATCGTCAAGCAGATAAAGAAATTAAACGTGATGAACGTGTTGCTGCTCGTGATGCTAAGAAAGAAGCAAAGAGTGTTCCTAAACAACGCTCTGGCGGTAGTACACCAGCTTGGCAAAGAAAGGAAGGAAAGAATCCTGCAGGTGGGTTGAATGCAAAAGGTGTAGCAAGCTATAGAGCTGCTAATCCTGGAAGCAAGCTGAAGACAGCTGTAACCACCAAACCTTCTAAACTTAAGAAAGGAAGTAAAGCTGCTAGTAGACGTAAGTCGTTTTGTGCTAGGATGTCTGGAATGAAGAAAAGACTGACATCAGCCAAAACTGCTAACGATCCTAATAGCAGAATCAATAAGTCTCTTCGCAAATGGAATTGCTAACATTCATAAACTTAAATAACAATGGCAAAAATTAAGAAAATGGCTAAAGGTGGAGACCTTGGCATGAAATCTGTAAAGGCTGGATTTGATAAAAATCCTGGCGTTACAAGAGCTGACATCATCGTAGCTGCTAAGAAAGAAGCTAAGGATGGTAAGAAGATTAAGAAAGCTCAAGACGGTGCTAAAGCTAAAGTGGCTCTTCGTACAGGTCAGCTGAAAAGAGTTGGTAGACTGGCTGCTAAGAATCCAGACAAAGCTGAGAAGGTTGCTGGTAAAATGGTAGAACGTGCCTCACGTAGACAACGTGGCAAGGAATATATTCAAAAGAATCTTTCTGATTTGATGCCTAAGTCTAAGAGTGGTAGCAAGATGAGTAAGAAAGCAATGTATGGAGTTGATATGACACCTGGTGCAAAGATGAAAATGGGTGGCAAAGCTCCTAAGAAAGCTATGAGTGGAATGAAAATGGCTAAATGTAAATACGGTTGTAAATAATTTTAACTTTTAAATCTTATAAAATGAAAAAAGCATCTGGTCCAAAAGCATCAAATGTTTCTTCTAAGTTGGGTTCTTATACATCAGCTAAGAGAACAATTGGAAAGAATCAATCTGGTAAAGCTACAAAACCTGTAGGTCTTGTAAAGGCTACTAAGTCTAAAAAAGGAATCTAATGACTTCAGGTAAAGCTAAGAAATCAGGAGAACCTAGAAAGGCTCCTAAGGTACCCAATCCCCGACCAAAGGATAATTATATGAAGGAAGCTGATACAAAGCTGCGTCTTAAGAGTAAGATGTGGCCTTTGAAATCTAAGCGCCTCTCAAAATAGTTGTTGTTCATAGTGTTGTTTAATATAAAGGCCCCTTTCTAGGGGCCTTTTCTATTAAATATGTATGATGGTTTTATAGGAAGATGCATTTGTTGCATTGTTCATGTAGAACATAAATTCCTCGTTGTTCCTGGCTTCCTCAATAGAGAATTCCCATGGGTAATGTCTGGCTACATAAGGGAATGTTGTGGATGAGCCTCCTATGAAATACACAGGATGTCTGTATAAAGCAAACGTGGTGTCTATTTGCACCTCAAGAGCTACACCATCCTTCTTAGGAGATTTGTCCCATCTATCTTTCTCATGAACGTGAAGACGTTCGTAATAGGGAGACTTGCTTTCTACTCTCTGCCAGTCCAGACCTAGCCCCACCTTATCTATTTCTAAGCTATTCAGCTTGTCTAATAGATAAGATAGGGTGTCTTTGGGTGTCTCATTTAGACCAAGATCTGGATCAGTTACAACATAGGGAATACCTTTGAGGCTTTCCACCACTCCTGATATCCAAGGAGCAGCTACACCAATATTGTTATTCAATCTTTCTATTCTACATGGATTGGTAGCATACCATTCCAATAAGGGTGGATAGGTGGAATCATTGTCCACAATAATTATTTCTCCCACCCCATCATATTCTTTTATTCTCTCCACCATAGCCTTAGGCCATGTGAGAAAGTTGCGGTTGTTTATTATAACAGGAATGTTCATCGTTTCTCAATAATAAGAAGCTTTGCATCGAGCATTAGAGTCATGAAATAGGACTGACCAGCTATAAACTCTGTAACAATTTTAATGGTCTCTTGCCTATTAGCATGTCCTGCGTGCAGGTCTTCAATGAAATAATATCCTCCAGGCTTTAGATGCTGCCACAACATCTTGAACGATGCTGTAATGTGCTGGCCTACATGACTTCCATCATCTATGATGAAGTCAAATGGACCACCCTTCTTGGCAATCTCATCTATCATAGAGGGATTTGTTTGATCTCCAATGTATATGTGATAGGGATTGGGTTGTTGTATCCATCTGTTGATGTTCTCATCTATATCCAACGCATGGATTTCTAGCTCTGGATTATATTCTTCCCACATCCTCAGAGAATCCCCATGATAGATTCCTATCTCAAGGAGCTTAAACTTCCCAGCTTCAGGAATGTACTGGTCATACACTTCTGTATAGCCATGTTTCTCAAAATGTTCTGTGCCCTTATCAGTCTCCTGACGGTTGGCAATATCTGTAAGTCTTCCCATAAAATTAGTTGTGTACGAATAAGACCTTGTTAATCTTAGAAATGCTTTCTGTTGGAAACTTCTGTTTAAACTGTTCTACGAACCATCCATCAGCAGCAAAGTCTGTTCCTAATTCAATCTGTTGGGCAAGATCTCTACGTGTAGCAAATGCTCCCATATCAATTTGTCCTCCTGCAGGAACGCATTTAAAATATGCATAGTTGTAATGTGAATGCACCATATCCCAGTACACCATACCCACCTCTACGTTACATAGAACAGATATTTCTTGTAGGAAGTTAGGTGTGTAATAGTTGTCATCACCTGTCATAATGATGTATTTAGCCTCACTCTTTTGCTTTCCATATTCTCTTGGAGTGTGACCCCAGTCATTATAACGCTTATCCATCTTGGTCCAGCGGATTCTAGGATCGTTAAAGCTTTCTACAAGCTTTACATTATCCTCATCCTCGGGATTGTCAATTACAACATGTGCTCCCCAGTCTGGATTAGTTTGTGCAACAAGAGAAGCCAGCATGCATTTTAAAGGAGCTGGTCTATTGTACGTCGGGATTATGAAGTCTACTAACATAGTCTTTTAGCATTTGAGTGTAATCGTATTTCCAATTTGGATTGAGTTGGATTTCTCCTGTAGGTATCTTACCTTGAATTCTCATGTTCTCAATGTGTGCGCTGTGTCTTTGTATTACATTTGGTTGACCAGGCTTATCATGTCCTTGTCCAGACATGTGATAGCCTCTACCACCCCACATATAAAACCAACTAGCTTCTTCCTTAGGAGGCGTTGCAAACAGTCTTCCACCATAAGCATGTAGACGCTCTATGAATGTCATATCATACCCAGCGTTCTCTATAGGATGTTTACCAATAGCTTCCCATGCAGACTTCCTGAACACAATACCAGAATTACCTATCCATGTAATATCAGTGATGCTATCACCGTTATAGAACACTCCTGGATTCCAATGCATAATGTTCACATCGTCTGTGAAGTATTTAGCTACATTATTGAGGTGCCACGGAACAGCTACATCATCATCATCCCACTGGCAGATGATGTCTCCATTACAAAGATCTGTAGCATAGTTTTCCTTGTCACCAATGGTGCTAAAGGTATAATCCATATTATGGATTTTCACCTGTGGATGTTCAAATAGTAACTTTTGCATAGGATAGTCATTAACTATCACCAGCTCACACTTATCAGCAGGGTAGTCCTGCTTGAGGAAAGCATTTAAACTCTCCTCAAGCGTATCCACCCTACCATAAGTTATCATCTTACATGAGATGAATGGGAGTTCTTTATTCTCGCCCATAACTTTTTGGCTTGTTTTTTCTTGTCTGTAACAATTTTAATTCTGTACCTACCATCGTAGGCACCTTGATCCACCTGATCTTGACGCTTAGATAATGGACGTTGCTTCATAGAAACGTTCTACATCTTCTGGTTCTAGATAGATTTCACTTTGGAATGTGTTGCGCTGACGCTTCACACCCTTCACCTTATTGGTGCGTACATCAACCTCAGGCACCTCTTGTGCTCTTTCGTGTAGGTCATCTAACAGGATGAGCAAACGTCCATCCTCAATGCCTACAGAACGAATCACCTTGTTCATGTTAATGCTGTCTCTGAATGTGTTGTACACTGGGTTCTCAGGTGTACCTGATTTCAACTCTTTACGAGTGTAGAAAAATTGATTCTTCATTTGATTTTGTTATAAAATTGGTTTGTTAAATATTGAAGCTCGTACGTGTAGGACTCCTCTGTATTCTCATCAAGAGGAATTCCAGCCCACGACATTATAGAAATTGTAGCATGTAAAAGCTCATGACTGATAACACCTCTATCTTCTACACCATCTAACCATATGGCTATTCTACCTTCTTCATCTGTGTAAGTGATACCAGCACCATCAAAATCTTCAGAATTTACAGGATAATCTACGTGTTCTGTTATAAATTCCAGTGCTTTTTTGATATCTTTTGTGATGATGATGTTCACCTCTGTGTCATATGTACCACCATCAAGTGTTATCACCTGGTCCACGTAGAGGTCAACCTTCTTATCAATCTCTATCATTGTAAGTGGTATAGATATGAGTGTTAGAACTAGTAGAGTTAGTAGGATCTTCTCTCTAAATGTCATATTTCTTTTTTAGTAATTCACGTCTTCTGTTAATCTCTAGATACTTGTATATATCCCTTTCAACATTATCGTGTTCTTCGAGTGTCAAAAGTATGATATTTTCTTCATCATACATAGCTTGGGGATATTTTTCTTTCGGGAGGATGTGATGAAAGAACACTGACAAAGGTTCTTTACCTAGATAGTCCATGCTCACCTGTGAGTAGTGTAAACGCTTTCTCCATATTTGTAAGAAAAACTCTTGCATTTCGGAGATTTGTCGAATTACCTCTTCAGATTTGTCAAGTTTTTTGTGCAAAAAACTGGACTTTTTAGCCATTGATTTTCTAGGTTTGTGCCTGAAACAGTGAGACCCTTCACACTTTGCTCCACATGTGGGGCATATGCTCATTTCACTTTGTTATAGGTTTTAAATTTAGCCTTGGCGTTATACATGTCTATAAAGAAATTGACATCCTCTTTAGCCTGCATTAGCTGTTTCTTCTTACGCTTGTCCATCTTCTTTAGATTCTCTAGGCGCTTCTCTATCTCTTCATGTAGATCTGGAAGACTGAGGTATTGCTTAGAAAACAGGCTAGTGTTCTCGTCCTCTAGGGATAGTATTAGTGACTTCTTCATACATTAACTTTTACCCGTACTACCAAAACCCCCTTCTCCACGTTCTGTGTCAGACAAGTCTTCCACTTCTTCTATTTCAAAGGGTGTTATTTGTTCAAAATAGATTTGACCACATCTGTCACCTACACCAAACGGTAGGGGGTGGTAAATCATTTCTCCTAGGCATTTAAACACCATCATCCATTCTCCACGGTAGTCAGCATCTATTACACCCATAGAGTTGGCTAATATCCAATCTGTTTTAGATATACTACTACGGGGAACAACTATTCCTTTGTAGCCTACAGGGATTTCTGTGCTAAAGCCAAGACCTATTATCATAGTATTAGGACGCTGTACCTTGATGTTATGTGCATACACATCAAAACATGCAGCGTGCAAACTCCCCTTTACAGGGAGCTTGCTCTGCTCATCTTTTTTCTTAAATTTGATCTTCAACAACTTCTTGCTGGACATCTGCTTGTTTTATTTTGTTAAGAATGGCTGCTTTAATCTCTGCATGAAACTCAGGATTATCTAGCAACATTTGCTTAAATTGCTCTAAATCATACTTAGTTTCGTTGAAAGTCATTGTCTTACCATACTTTCTACCCACTTCGTATTCATTCATCAGGTTGAGTATTTCACCCACCTTGTCAATACCCTCACCATACACAATCTCAAACTCAGCTTTTCTGTATGGGGGATTCATTTTATTCTTGATGGCTTTCACCTTAGTAAGATTACCGTAAGTTACATCACCTTCTTTTGCTAAGCTTCTGCTCACTTCTATACGAACATCTGAGTAAAACTTCAGCGCATGTCCTCCCTGTGTTGTGGTGGGATTTCCAAACATTACGCCTATTTTCTCACGATACTGACTGATAACTACGACACAAACGTTGTTTGCAGATAGGGCAGTTTTAAGTTTTGGATAGGCATTACTGTTTAGTACAGCCTTCTTACCAATAGAACTATCACCCACCTCACCGTCTAATACCTTCTTAGGAATCAGTGATGAGTCTGAGTCTATAATGATTAGATCTACCTCTCCAGTGTTAATCATTTCCATAGCAATGTTAAAGCCCTCTTCGCCACATGCTGGCTGAGCAATTAACATCTTGGTGGTATCAACACCTAGAGCCTGGAAATAGTTCTTGTCAACAGCATGCTCGCCATCTATATACAACACAGTGCCTCCTTTCTTTTGGCATTCTGCTGCAGCGTGACCACAGATTGTTGATTTACCTGTACCTTCCCATCCCATAAGTTCGTACAAACGTCCTTTTACAAAACCACCAACACCAAGTGTAATGTAGTCAAAGCCTACACTTCCTGTGCTGATGACATCATAATCACCGCTTGTTTTGCTGTCTAGTGCAAGCACTGTGCCTACACCATAAGTCTTGTTTAATTTGTCTAATGCTTCTTGAAATTTGCTCTTTGATTCAGAGCTTTCTTGTTTTGCTTTTGCCATGTGTGTTGTTTAAAATTGTACCTACAAATATAACGATTTTCTATAGGAAAACCTAATGTTTTTTACAAAAAAATAGCCCCAGTGTAGAAACACCAGGGCGTATTATTAACTAAACCATATTCACTTTTGTTTGAGCTTTCGCTCTCCTTTCTTATTTTTGGGGTCATAAGGACAATGTCTACAATTGTTGCCACAACAACTCCCACGTTCTTTGTGATAGAGTTCTGTGAACACCACCTTACCGTTTTCTAGGTAATAGTGTACGCCTTGTATAAAGTCCTTACGAGATTTCACAAGCACCCCCTGCACATGCTGCCACTTGACCAAACTCCACTGTATCATCTAGTTCTGTCACCTTGGTGAGGTCTAGTGTATGTAGAGCAGATAGTCTTGTGTTATATTCTTCTTCTGTGATGTCTTCAAAAGGAGCTTGTTTATACGTACCACCAAAGAATGGTAATACAGATAGACCATTATACACATCTCTATTGTTCCACATCCAATTACCTACAGCTTGCCATTCATTTAAGAAACCATCATCAGTTTGTGTGTATCTACTACCTTGACCATCACTCATGTTAACTGATATGTATTTTCTATCATTATCAATAGAGATTGTAGCACTTACATTATGTGTGTTAGCTCCATTGTTATGACCTGCTTTAACCCATTCTGTAGAGAACTTCTTAACACGATTTAATGTTTGAATAGCTGTCTCTGTACGCAGAATAGATCCTTCAGGGGCTTTAACAGGAATGCGTACACACACTGTATCGTGTGGTCTAAGTACATCATCCTCAACCAGTTCTGGGTGGTTCACCATCAAATAAGCTGCTACATCTTCGTTCTTACCAAAGCGCATAGTGCGTAGGTAATGTGAAGCATGCCATGCATGAATACCTGATGCTGTTCCAAGAACAAGACTAGTTGTACCAGAAGGCTTAATACATGTTACGCGCGCTGCCTCATTGATATTAATCTTCTCGCTAATAACAGCGTTAGTCAGTTTAGCTACATGTGCTGATGCTTCTAAGCTGTATTTCAGGATTTCCCCTGACCCAATACCTGTCATTCCTATCCCAAGGAGGGCATCTTTCTGAGTGGTTTTCTGCCATATAGGCCTTAGGTAGTGGAAATCTGTAAATCCAGCCTGTAGAGTTCCAAAGAACGAAGCTGCTGTAACACGGTCATTCAGGTCTTCCTGATTAACCACATCACTTACATTCACCTCACATAGGTTACAGAACTGATAGGGTCTGAGAGCAATCTCACAACATGGGTTAGTGCCCCAGTCTAGGTCATTGGTCCAATAAATACCAGGTTCTCCAGATCCAGAAGCTTCTATACGCTTCCACAATCCGTCAAACTCTTCTTTACCAACCTCACCTCTGAGAAGCACAGCTGAGTTGTTAGCTCTACCACGCTGTTCGTTAGTCTCCCACCAACTACCATACTTACATGTAATCATTTCCTCATCATCATGGCTAAATAGGCTAATCATGGCAGATCTACGGATACCACCAGCTAGCACTGAGTTAGCAATATGACACATGATATCATGACACTGAAGAGGTGTTAGTTGACTACCAGGTTCTAATGGGCTCAGAATAGCATCAATATGCGCTAAGCATATCTTCAATGGCTCAGGACCAGGAGCTTTACCACCAGCTGTTACTAGTCGAGCACCTTTCTTACGAACAGCTCTAAAGTCAAACTTAGGAGTAAAACCACCCTCTAGATAGGATTTCATGAGCACCTTTACAGCGTCTGCCCATCCCATAATAGAATCCTCAATCAGATAGTTACGTACCTTTCCAGGCTTTGTAATAACTGGGAGCTGTGCAACATGCTGTTTCTGAACACTATAGCCTACACCCGTACCACCTAACAGCAAGAACATAGTCTCACTGAAGCTGTGAATGCTATCAATTGGTAGATAGCAACAGTTGTAAATCCTTGAATTGTTCACTTCAGCTGCTGGCCCAGCAAATTGAAGAGCTCTCATAGAAGGCAACACCTTCTTCTTTCTGATAAACTGTGATGTCTCTACAATTTGGTCTTCTAGTTTTGGATACTTCTTAACCATCATTTGTACATACCTGTCAACAATCTCGTCCCAGGTTTCTCTTCTTTTTAACTCTGGAACATACTTCGCATACTTACTAAATACCGTCAATTTACTCAACGCATCCAATCCTAAATCCATAAAATTTTGTCTTTTTAAAGGGTGAAAAATAAAGGGTCGCAAATTTACTTCAAGGCCCCCTAAATTCCAAGAGAAACGGAAAATTCTAACTAACTAATTTCCTTATTAATGCACCTAGTTCTTGGTTGTTTGGATTGTCCTTAACCAATCTGGTTATTTCCCTATTCATATACATGATTTTCTCAATGTACAGGGTGGCATCCATCAACTCTTGCTGAAGATGATTCATGTAATTGTCTACATTGTTGTTCTCCAGAGTGGTTCCGTATTTAGCAATACCCACCTCGCTTCTACTGGTGTACTTGTCAACTACTTGTTTTACTATCTTGTCTTTCATCATCTTTAACTTTTTTAATATCAAAGGTTGCATTTACATACACTTGTATCTGATCTGATGTGTAATGCCTAATGTGTCCTCCTTTGCACAGTGCTACGCACCACACATCGTTCTCAAACATTCCACTGTTTGTGACATACAAGGCATATCCATCCTTGTTTCCTTCTACCACCACTGGGATGGGTTTAGAAAACTCAAGCATCATTTTCTACAAGTGTTACGTTTAACTTATCATCCAATATTTGAAAGGCACGTTGAACAGCAGCTGATTCAGCTTCTCTTCTAGAGGAATAGGAGTCAAGAGACTTAACAGTGTTTACATCCCATGAAAATACACCATTTGAGTGTACTACATTGATAATCACACCGTTATCATCAAACACATCAAGTAGCACTCTAGGATTAACATCAATAAGCTTAACCAGCTTATCGTTAGGAATTCCTTGCTCACGCATAAATTCCTTGAAATCCTTAGGAAGCTCCTGATTCTTGAATGATTCAGCCATCTTGTCCATAAACCAATCCCTCACCACTTCTGTGGCAATTGGATACAAATCTAATAGTTCGTTTGTTGTCATGCTGTTACAGATTTAAGTTCTTCATGTTTTAATTTCCACCAATCACGCTCGAAGTTATGCTCTGTTGGTTCATCTCTACCGTTAGCTATAGCTTCCTGATATAGAACATCATGCATAAAGCTTACCATTTCAGCAAAGTCTGTCACCTTGTCCATATCAAAACGATCTATCATCTTGTTTATTAACTCATGATTGTACATACTCTTTTAGTTTTTCAATGTTTAAAATCTCGTTCTTCTCTTCAAACGCATGCCAGACTTCCTGGTCATCCTCAAACTCTACGCCTAGCTTCTCCTCCCAGAACTTGATAAGATCTTCTGTCCTATTAAAGATGCGATACTGCAGGCTTATTTCATCCTTGTGCAGTCCATTCTTCTTAATCTTTATCACCTTTGGAAAGAGTGCTTGAAAGCTGTTAGAGGTCTTGGAATATTTACCTCTTTTAACAAGATCGAAATCCTTGGCAAATTTACTGTCTAATTGATAAACCACTACAACATATCCTTTGTCATAATCATAGTCATCAATCAAACTCTTGGTTCTCTCATACTCACTGTCTAGAAACTCTCTGAATTTATCTAGGTCTTTAGGCTGGAAGAGCAGATAGATGCAGTTTTCATACTGCACCTCTCTACTTCCATCCTTGATATAACCGTTGATAAATCCATTATCTTTTAACGGATCTTTGGGAATCTTCAGTGTTGGCACCATAAAGATGCTGGTTATTGTCTTTTTTATTTCCATCCCATAATGTTTACTAACCCGTTACTCAAACTGTTTTCTCTGCTAATGTTCCATACATTGTTATCAAGAGCCCATTGAAGGTCTGCAATGATTGTACGCACACCCTTATATTCTCTATTCTTATGGGTGAATCCACTGTATGCTGAGTCTAAGTCATCATACTCCAGTGTATATATCAACGGATTGTAATAGTTGGTAGAGTCACAAACAATAAACTTTGGAGGCAATATCTGGTATCCAGTCAGTTCCTCATTAGTTTCCCTAAAGTGTGTAGATGCCCAAAAGTAGAGATAGGCCTGAATGTACGCTCTACGATATAGATAGTATTCCTCAAGGAAGTTCTCTACGCTCCACGTACATTTAAGGTCATACACTTGGATGGTTTTAGCTTCATGGTCCACTACTAACTTGTCCATCATGCTCTTAAACTTCATGTCATCTATTTCATAACCTTCCACTTGGAGCTGATTGTACACAGAATAACGTGCACTACTCACCAGATTCACTACATCCTTTGTAACAGGATTGTTACGTAGCTCTTCTACGATCTTCTCAGCATTGGTTACATCTTCTGCTGTCACCACGGTGAGACCTCTAGATTTTACTGTACGCATCTCATTGTAGAAGATTTCTGCGTCAGATCCTACGAATTTACCAATCACAGCTTCGTATTTAATCTTGAATCCAGACTCTACATATGCATCCTTTGATATGTCTTCAAAGTTTCTGGTAACATTACCATGATCATCTGTAGCTTCCTTGGTAAACTTGTACAAAGCGTTTACAAAAGCTAACATAAGCGCTGATGGAGCTTCTACACAAGATGACATATAGAATCTTTCATCAAAAAGTTCTGGCTCCAATAACAATGTTTCTACCACTCTACCTGTTGTGGCTGCTTGGGTGTCCTTATCCTCTACATCCTCACCCAAAATATACTTACGATAGTATTTCTTTCTATCCATGCTGAAGTCCTTCAAGCTGGATGAACTGTCAAGCATGTTAGCTCTATAGACAGCTTCTGTTTTTGCTGTTCCTGTTATCATTTCTGTGTCTGTTTAAATGCTTCAATAATTGAATTGTACATAGCCCTCACTTCTTTGGGCACCCTTGCGAAGAACCATCTCACCTCTGGGGCATATTCATTACCTCTGGGATCTACACCCTGAGGATCAATAAGCCAGAAGTAATGACGCTCTCCCTTGGATTCTATGTATCCTTCATGCCACACTTCTACAAAAGAGTGCTCTTTGTTAATCACTATCTGATTAACCTCTTCATTTTGCTTTTCCATTCTTTTCATTTTGTGTTTTAACATTATGACATGACTCACATAATACCTGCAGATGTTCCTTCTCACAGAACAAGCGCTCCACGAATCCTGGGAGGTCTTGTGCACAATTAAGGCTTCCTGCTGGGCAAATATGATCCACGTTAATTTTCTTTTCCTGAAACCATTTATTACAGCTGTTGCACAAATATTCATATTTCTGCCTCTTATTAGGACCTTTATAAGGCCTACGGGCTTCCATTTTGCATTCTGTTATAGGTTTCCAAAACCTGCTTTTCTGCCTGAGACCACTACGAATAAAGGACCAAAAGGCGCTTTCTGTCATAGTGCCAGCATTTCTAGGCCTAGCAACCCTTGGTTTGCTGGACCCACGTTTCTTCTTGATTGTCATATAGTTATAATAAGAGAGTGTCACAAATCTATGAAAAAATGTGACACTCTCCAAATATATTAATCAAGAGGGACGATGCGCTTGCTTATCTCGTTTTTCATCTCATCCAAAGAAGCTACAATGTTCTCTATTTCTTTTGTAGAGATGTGAGGCATATTGAATTCATGCTTCTTACTCTCTGCTACGAAACCATCTTTTGCTTTCTCTGTTAGATCTTCAAGCTCACGAATAGCATAGCTGTCATCCAGCTGTAATGTATCAAAGTCCAAATCATGGAGGATAGATGTGGCTTCCTCACGAGGAACAGTCATGATTGGGAGATATTCCCAGCATCTGCCTTTTGATTCGCCAATACCCACCACCTTCATTGGATTAATGAGGACTAACACAGACTGGTCACCACATCCTACATAATGAATCTCATCAGAGGTAAAATGCAAACCTTCTGCACCACAATCGTCTGTATTCCAACGACATGCTTTAGGGTCCATGTTTACAGCTCTACCTACACGAATGTCAAAAGTTTGTGTATGTGCATCTGTGAAACGATTTTCTGCTCTGTTAGGAAGATCAAGATAGAGCTCTGTTAGATTACCAAGGTGTTCACCTAGGTCAGACCTCTTCACTGTAACTTCCTCATCTTCAGATGTAACATAGTCTTCAATGTCCTCATCATACCATTCCTCACCTTCTACTAGTTCTGTAGTGTAGGTGTCATCAATGTGTAAGAAAGAATATACGCCATCTTTTAGATACACCTCATACTTATCAGGAGCTTTCTTCCACACAGCTTTCACTTTATTGTAAGCATTACTTACAAATTGCACGAATTCTGTACCTCCGTGGAGCGTAACTACGTTCCTGAGTGCAGCAAAGAATCCTTGCTTGGTGATTTTAAAGCTATTCTTCTTGAGGAAGTTGTATAGCTTATCTGCCACTTCTGCTCTTGGATTCAAGCAACACCACATAAAGAAGCGCTTGAGGGATTGAAACTCGTCATCATTAGCCAGAGCATAGTTGTTAAAACCATTTCTGTTTGCTATCACGAGGAACTCCTCAACCAACAGCTGTGGCAATGAACGGTTGATACCTACAATATACACAGAATCTCCTTCCATACGGAAGTCTTCAAGCTGTGCAAGTCTTTCAACTCCTTGTCTAATAGCTCTAGCTCTAGCCACCTCTGCTTCATTTTTCTTTCTTTCAGCCACTACCTCCTGACAAGCAACAAGATTGAGGAGTTGTTCCTCTGTAGTTGCTTTACGAGCGTATTGAAAGTCATCGTTAGTAGCACCAGGTTTGCTAATGATAGAACCATCATTCAGAACAATAGTGAGCATGTCATTCACAAGCTTTATGCTTTTGTAGGGCTTTAGGTCAAGTGTACTACTTGATGTGAATGTAGGCTGAGAAGGTGATTCCCAAAATGGGGGCATGGTAAAGTTTGTAACCACGGGAGCTGGGGGATTCTCCATCCTTTCTAGCTGTCTTTGTAATTCTTTCATCTTAATCTCATGCTTAAGATCTTCGATCTCTTGTTCTTTTCTGGACTTAAACCAGTTCAGGCTAAAAATACTCATTTGTGCTTTGTTTTAATTTGTTATAAATGGGGGACAATAAATGTCCCCCTTTTTGTTTAATCTTGTTGTATTAACTCTTCAACAGTTTCCGCTGTTAGCGTTTCCTCCAAAGGGAGGTCTTCATTGAAACGTATTCTGTAGTTCTTCCAATCTATCCTATGCTTGTGATATTTTAGTAAATCTACAAGAGCTTGAATCATAACTCTCCTTGCTGCACAATCATAAGAAGGCATCTTGTCCAATAAAGTGTTTATAAATTGGAACTTCTCACAGATGTTTATTACAGCTTTACAGTCAGAATAGATTGTCTGATCAAATGCACCAATTTCTTTAGCTTGATCAATGATGGCGTTTCTCACATCATCATCCATGTTCTTAAAATACTTCCGTCTGTATTCACCCATTGCATCAATCTTATTCTGAAGATCCGTAGAGATAGATTGCAGAGCTGATGAATTGTTGAATATGCTTCTTTGTTCATCATAGAACTTGTCAATCAGAGATGCTGTTGCTATACGCTCAAATGGTTTATTCTTTCCTTCCATAAATTTACTAAATGGCATTAAGTTATGTAATTCTACTTTTTCTACAAGCTTGAGTTCACGTTCGCTGAGGATAGCTAGCTCCACACGCATTCCACGTGTTGCCTTGAACCACTTGTCCATCTTCTCCATGTCTTCCTGCTTACCGTACACAAGGATGAAGTTGTTCTGATGGAACTTAGCCATATCATAGGTTTTACTCACCCACTTACAGTCTTTTCCATCTACCCAGCGCTCTAGTTCTGTAGCTTGCTTACATATCATTTCACCTTTTAGCTTAATCCTACGAGGACCTGTAGCAATACCTGTACCCTTGATTTGACCAGTGCTAATACGCTGCTTCTTCCTGCTATCAATAAACTCCTGAGGAACCTCCATTGTGTCAATGTTTACAAAGTTATTTGCATAACTCTTGACAATAGTTTTGAACTCCTCGATTCTCTGTTTCCACTCGCTCTTAGGATGTTTACTAAGCTGTAAGATGGTGTAATAATTATCATAATCACTACGACCAAGCTTTGGACGGAAAGGAAAATCCTTAACCTTCCTAACAATTAAAGCATCTGTGTATGCATCAGGCTGTAAGCTCTTGATATAGTCTTTCTTCAAACCAGGAATCCTATCTCCATAATATACATACACGGTGTGTTTTAGGTTCTTGATGGATGTAGTCTGATAGTAGCGCTTGGTATCTCTCATGGTCTTGCTGTTCACATAGAACTTACCCTCATATTCTCCAAGGATGTAGTCCTGTAACTTAACCAAGTGTTGCATGTCAAGGAGATTGATTCCTTTGAGTTTAGGCGCAGCTATTGCTATTGTAGAAAATTTAGATAAAGGATGTACATCCCAGTTGGATTTACCCACCTTCAGATAACGATTGTCTGTATTGAAATAGTCAATCACTCTCTTCAAGTCTGTAGTTTCCTTCACTGTCTCATTGTATTTCTCAATGAAATAATTAGCTGCTTCTTTCAACTTGTTCAATATTGCTGTCTTAGCTTCCTGTGTATATCTGATGGATTCCCTGTTAGGAGTGGGGAATATACCATCTGTCAAACTAAACCTAAGAGCTACAGGAAGACGAAGTGTATCGATTCCTAGCTTCTCAAAGTCAAGAGGATAATAAACATTATCCAAACATAAGTGCATGTAGTTGTTGCTAGCTAGTTCAGAGAACTGAAAATAGTCATGACGTGTGATTACAAAATCATTACTGATACCATCTACATCAAAATACACGCTCTCAAAATAAGCCAGCTGCTCTTTAATCTTGTTCTCAAAGCTATACCTATCATAATACTTGATAGGAACAATCACCTTGACACCATTAGGCTGATTTGTGGGTGTTTCATATAGGAGGTCAATAGTGTTGACATCCTCACCCTCGTACATCATATATTTGCGTTCTATTCCATCCTTACGACACATGAAATAGAAGCTTGATGAATACGCTAGCGGGGCTTTGAATCCTAGCCCCATCATGCCTAGTTCTGTAGCGCTGTTACGCTTTGTGCTCTTACCATACTTACTGATGATATTCTTTACGTCATCAGCATCCAAACCAATACCAAAGTCCTCCACAGAGAACTCATAGTTGCTTTCTTTATTCCTGCCCAGGGCAACAATAATAGGTTTATCAATCCCAGCTCTGCGATGTGAGTCTAATGCATTTGATGCACACTCACGGATAGTAGAACCAATAGCGTCTGAATACAAATTCTTACTCAACATCTGCATCAACACCTGTGCTGATTCTAAGTCAAGGGACATACCTATAGACTCTTGCGACTCACCCTCTTGGTGAATCATGGCTTCTTTCTGTTTCTCTAAGATCATTTTACTGGGAATTTAATGCTGATTAATGCTTCTTTTGATTTTCTGTAGTTTTCTATATCTTCTTGTTCTGTAAATATGCTTTCTGGATCTGTTATCTTAACAACACGAGATCCATTTACACCTATACCATTTCCATAGATGTAATCCTTATAGAACAGTTTGGAAGTGAATCCAAACTTCTCAAATCTTTGTCCATACCATGACTGAGTGTCTCTGGGTTGTTGATTCTGCCATTCTTCAAAGGCTGCAAGTTTATATCCTGGGATGGCAAATTGATAGTATTGGACAGTTCCTCTACCTTGTCCACAATACCATCCAAAAGATGTGTAGCCATTACCAGCTACCATGATAAAGTCTCCTATTTGAAGGTCTCCTCCATATCTTAATTTCATTAGTCTTCTCTTTTAATTAACCAAATGTTTCTGTAATTGAGATCTATAAACTTCTCAACAGTGTAATTGTCTGACGCATTGTATTCTTTTCTAGTATATGTGTTTGTTCTACCATTCCACGTATGAGTGTAAGTTGTCTCTTTAATAGCCACTTTACATTTCACTGATTTGTAAAAGGTTTTACCTGGTGAATGTGTAGGTTGCACCTTTTTGACTTCTACGGGTCTAATCACCTTAGCTCTGGCAATAGTTCCCTGTACAGAGTAGAGGAACTCATCCCCTATCTGTAACTGTGTTACATCAATTTCCATAAATGTTGGTTTAAAACGGTGGCTCTTCGTATAGCCACGTGATTTGATAATTGTTGTTCTCTTTAAGAATCTGGCTCACTTTACCAAACACACCCTCTGTATCCCAATCTGTATTCTTGTAGCTTGCGGAAGCTGGATGTGATAGGGTGAAGGACCATGTGAATGGTGGAACATAACGTTCATACTTAGCAGCATCTTTGCCTAGGAATATAAAGGGAACACCAGCTGTATCAAGTACATGCTCAAATAGATACTTGGTGAACGGTTCCCAAAGGGCAATGTGTGAGCCTGCTTTGTTGATTTCTGTGGTGAGTGCAGCGTTAAGCATTAGCACTCCCTGCTTAGCTAAATAGCTAACATCAGGCGTTTTCACGTATTTAAGATTAAGACCATTGTGTAGTTCTCTCTCTAACGCACCATAAAACTGCTCTAATGAAGGTTGCAGGGCATTTGTGATAGAGCATCCCATAAGTAGACCATCTGCTACAGCCACACCATTTTTCATAGTGTGGTAGGGACACATACCTATCATAACCACTTTTAAATCATCTAGTGATGTTTCTTTAAATGCTCTAAAGACATTAGAAGAAAGAGGGGCAATCTTCTTACCCCTCTTTGTTTCCTTTTTGAGAAACTCATAGATAGCATCACATTCATTACTCTCAATAAACGGTTTCATCTTAATGTGCCAGCTCTCGTGGAACTGGTCAGCGAATTTCTCCCATTTCATATTAAAATAGTTCTAGTTGTTCGAGTTGCATAATTGTAGGCACAGCATCAATCTCTGTAGGAGCTACCATAATCCCTGCTGCATTCACAAAGAATGTATGCGCGTTAATATGATTTCTCATCCAAAGGGAGGGATGTACTTCCTTCATAGCATAAGTGGTGTGCTGATAAAGCTCCCACAAGCTATTTGGTGCACCATAATTAAATGATGGATTTTCTATCTGGCCTCTGATGATGTTAAGTTGTGTACTCTCAATGATGTTCTCCTCGATAATCATTCTACCAATGAGTTCAGCTGTTGTACGCTTTGTGAGTTCAATATGCTTCATGTTCTCACGGTCTGATTGCATTTTCTGGAATGCATCACCAGCCTGCTTGATATATTCTGTAATAGCGTTAGGAGTGAATGTTTGAATCTCTCCTACATGCTTCTTTCTAAATGCACCATAATCACCTGATACACAACCATTTTCACAAATGAATATGCGTGTACCAATAGCAAACTTCAAGCTCATGCTCTTGTCATAGCTATTCTGCCAGCCAATCTGTAGCTGCATCTCGCTATCTGCTACATTAGTGATGGTATATCTACCATTAGCTACATTACCTTCTCTAGCAGCGCTGTATGTTTCTTTATCCAACTCAAACCCTGCTTGATGTATGCTTTCTAGGGTGAGATCGATAAGTTGCTGATGGGTAATAGGCTTGTATGTCTTTGTTTCCTGTGGAATTTCTGCTGTCAACAAAATGTCTTTTGCTGTAACGTAGGACTTTTTAGTTTCCATTTGTTGTTAGTTTAATTGTCTTGTTAAAATAATGTTTTAAAATACCTTCAAGATTCTCGATGGATATACATTCCACCTCATCTTCTTCTGTAGTTTGTAACCATTCTGTATTCTCTTGAATAGCTTTTATAAGATCTTCAAAATTGTTTGGACGTTGTGTCATAACAGTTGCTTCTGTTTTAAATAGTCTTCAATTGCTTGTATGCCATGCTCTTTTGCTAAATCAGCCCAATCCTTAATACCTTCTGACAAATACTTACGTGGGACGTTAGCATACTCAAAATCAAACAGCTTAGTTATCATTTGACTGTTCTTAACACCCACCTCATCTGCATCAAAAGAAAGGATTTGCCTATCAGAGTTGGCTTTTAGATATTCTACATTCCCATCAGAGAAACATGCTACACCCTCATTCTGGACAGCACAGCAGCATGGGAAAACCTTCTTCATCACCATATAATCCTTCTTGCTCTTGTTTATGAAAGCTACAGAACAATTAGCGATGTCATCCCTACCATCCATAGCGGTGATAGGAACATTATTGGGCACCCATTTGCTTTTCTTGTCTCCAAAAGGACGATATATCTTCCAGTGGCCATCATATAGATATCCAAACCTGAGGTCAGTCTCTTTAAGAGGAAACAGCTTCCTGTTGAGATAGAGCTTTTTGATGGAATAAACATTGTTAGCTCTGAGGTCGTCTAAGCTTTGATAGTATTGGTTCCAATAGGCTAGTTCCTCTTGTGTGAACTTACGTGTCACCACCTGAATCAAAGAATAGCGCTTACCTAGGTCTTCTGGTTGCTTGTATTCCTTCTGAATAGATTTATATCTTTCTGTGGAAGTTCCTGGGAGGAATCCCAGTCCAAAATCCTTGTCTATCATCCTCAAGACATCATCAATAGTGCTCAGGTTGAACAACGTCTTTACAAACGTAAAGCAGTCTCCACGTTTAGAGGTGTCCCCAAAGTCTATGAATGATAGAAAGCCCCTCTTATTGCCTATTACAAAGGATGGGTTGCTCTCTTGTCTGAATGGTGAAAGCGTAGCTTGGTTAATCTTCCAAGACTTATCTGGCATGTAGAATCTAAATATGTCATACTCTGATATCTTCTGAAGAATAGCTTGAGGTGTGAGCCTCACCTTGATATCTCCTTGAATCATTTGTAGTCAATATACTGTTTTACTTCTTGAATATCTGAATTGGTGAGAATGTTTATCTTGTTCTTAGCCTCAAAGCGCTTGTCATTTAGAAAATAGACAGCTCTAGCTAGCTCAATAAACCTATCACCAAATGATTTATCTTTCTCCAGCTTCCTAAGTTCATCTTCCACATCCCATAATTGAGTGTTTACGCCTATCAAATCCTCATATAGGTTACTTATACTATCTATCATGATGAATGGACCCACTAAGGAAGTGAGGGATTCTATCTCATGTTGAACCTTTGAAAGTTTATCAGGGCTCACTTTGTGTCTTTTTATTTGTAGGATGGTGTATTTGTCTATCAACTCACCTACACTTACTGGGATTGTTATCATAGAATAAAAAATTAAGCCCCCATTAGATTTCTCTAACGAGGGCTATGGTTGGAGGAGGGAAATTTAAAAATCATCACCGTCATCAGAGAGCACTGCATCAGATGCCACAAGGTTATCATCTGCGTTATACTCCTTTAGATCACGGAGAACATAGAAATCACGACAGCCATACTCGCCTGTCACGTTAATTACAAAGCGCTCGTGTGGTTTTAGGTCTTTTAACTTCTTACCACGAAGTGCACTCTGTACTGTACCATCATTATAGTTGATGAGGCGGAAGTTCTTCAGAGCATAAGCTGGCAAGAATGCCTTGTTATACACACCCTGATACTCTTTGCTTTCACCATCTTTCTCTTTCATAATAATAGTGGCAAGAGCACCGATGTTTGTGCAATAAGCACCATCCACCTGACCCTTCAACTCACTAACATTACCTTTCATCAACTTCTTCCAATCAGCCTGTAGAACAGAGTCTTCTTTCATGTAGTCAAGCTTACCTAACCAGGTACGCAAGAATTCATAAAGTTCTTCTTCTCCTACATATGCTACACGATAGTCACGTTTAGCAAACCAATCAGCCAAGTTGTTCGGATCATCAGCCCAAGCACATCTACCAATGTTATTGATATATTGCTTCTTGCTACCGTCCTTATTCTCACGCTCTTTATCCTCTAGGAAGAACGTAGTTTTAAACTTATCACCACTCTTTACATCTTTAAGCCAAACGTCAACACGTAAATACGTATTACCATCTCTGCTTTTGCCAAGATATTCTGTGGCCTTACTTTCTGCAGGAAGCTCTATGTCTAATGCTTCCTTGTACTCTTCTGCTGTGGGATTAATGGCTACTACTTCAGCCTCAAATAATCCTACTTTTTTTGCAAACTCTTGTACCTGTTTCTGTTCTCTTTGATCGCCTTGAATCATTGCTTTGAATTTTGATTGTTAATTAATATGTGCTTTATTTATAATACTCGTCTATTGTATCTGACACAACCTTGAGGTTGTTTGCTATCTTAATCTCGCTAAACATACCATCTGGGCTCTTGGCAGGATACTTTCTAAATTTGTTGGTTACGAAATAATAGTTTGATGCACCATCTTTAGTTTCCTCTACATGTGTATACAAACAAATAGTGAGCAAACCTTCTAGTCCAATCTGACTATCAATCATCTTACCAGCGGTCTTAATCTTATATCCTATAATCTCCCCACCATCTTCTACTGTTTCAGGATGGGTGAAATAGAACACTTTTAAATCATCACGCAATTTGCGTGCAGTTCTGAATAGATCCACCATATCTCTAGCCATGAGTGTGAACTTTGTAAATCCTGTCTCTGTGGCTTTCTCCATAAGGTTGAATCCCATGATGTAATTGCTGTCCTCAATCACTATGTTCTTAATGTGAGGAGCTTTTTCTGAGATGGTCTTTAGCCAACGTGTAATTTCGTTCGCATCATCAATCTCTTTGTAATTCTTGTTGTCTGCATTGTACAGTTTGTCTGCACCTTTGAACGGTAGTTCTTTTTTTGCTACGTTAATAATGTACGTTTCTTTTGGGTCCAAATGCTTGATAGAGGTAGACTTACCTGTACCTGTAGGACCCACAATTCCAATGAGTTTACTTGACATTGTGCTTTAATTTAGTTTGTGATTTAATGTCTGTAAAGATAAGAAATCTATGTTAATTAAGCAAATTTTATCTTGCTTTTATCAAAGAATTCTAGAGCTTTTTTTAGCCAACTTGCTTCTACATCTTCTGTAGAACACACGATGTATATTTGGGCTTTCTTGTCTGGATTGTTATATTCCATAGCCATACATCTGTTAATCTTCTGTGCTAGGTTTTCACCATTGCTATCAAAATAGTTGATAATCACACGGTTGAGTGGTTTGTATGTAACACCTGTATTACCTATCTTCACCACAGCCAAATGATTACCCTCTCCTGATGCAAAGTTGTCAAATATATCCTTCTCTGTCTTTTTACTGTGATAGGAAGGAATGCCTAGCTGGTCAGCTATCTTGGTAACACCACAGAATACTAGTACGCGTTCCTCTTTATGTCTCTTAAGTAGCTCTCTAGTCTTGTCTAGCTTTGCAATGCTATTCTGAATAATGCGCATCCTTGCGAGTCTCAAGAACATAGTGGATTTACCTTCTCTCTCCAAACTGTTAATCACCCAACCATAAGCTTCAAACTGAGCTTTCTCTGTTCTCTTCTTACCTTTGTAATCATTCACACGCTTGTTATCTAGAGGAACCTTTACCACAGTGATTTCATAGTCTACAATAACACCCTCCTTAATAGCCTGTTCAATTGTGTATGTAGCTACAACACACAAGTCTAGATGCTCACAGAGTGTTTTCTCTGTCCAGTTAGACAAGGTGCCTGTTAGCCCTAACACAACATCATTGTATTTGAGGAGGTCTTTGGTTGCAAACAACTGATTATCAGATAGTAGGTGTATCTCATCGATAACTATCAAATCAAACGTATTGTTCTCTTGTTTGTGTAAAGACAGATGTGTGGTGTATGTGACATTGCTGTCATCATATCCACGTGTTTCAAAGTCTGTTTGCCATGATTCCTTGATTTTATTGTCTGGATAGGCAATAAGTATGCTTTTAGGCTTCAGCTTTTCTAAAATGTTGATGGTGGTGTATATCTTACCAAACCTGGGACACAGGTTGAGAACACCAAACTTACCAGCATTTATCCAAGCATCAGCAAATTCCTGCTGTCGTTTATCTCTTAATGTCATAGTAGTTTTATAATGTGTCCATTTCTATCTAATAGCTCAACCACTTCATGCTTTGCGTCCAATTCCTCTATTATACCATCTAGTATATCACGAGGGTTGCGCCACATAGGTAGAAATGTAAGAAGCTCATGAGCAGACATGAGCCTGCCATGTTTAGCAGGATCATGCCTCTCCTTATACCTCTCATATATTAGTATAGTAGGATTGCTCTTCCTTATCGTTAGATACTCGTTTCTTGTCATTGAAAAAGATTGACATACTCCAGAACAGCCACTCTAGATTGACAACAGTGTATCTGTTCTCAACCTCAGGGCTCCTGAGGATTGTTATGGTTGGTAATAGAATAATCTGCCAAAATGTTTCTTCCTTACAGGGAACTGTAGAGAAGGTTTTAATACTCATCATAGTTATTTGTTTATACTTTTATTTACTAAATCTGTCACTTTTTGTATGACTCCCATAATAAAAAGTCCTATATAGGCTATTATCCCAATGGTGAAGAAAGCTATTTTCATCTTCCATTCATGTACTTTAGGATTAACCTTCCTACCACTCTTCTTACTATTTCCCATACAATGATTGTTATTATTATCGTTTTCATATCTATTTTCCTAAGAAGAACGTCTTGTTTATTACAGACTCATAATCTGAATCAGTCATGTCTTTACGCTTCTTCAGTTCTTTGAACATACCAATCTGGCCCATAAAGCCTAAACCAATACGCACATCATCTTCTCCATAGCTATTCTTAATTAGCCTAAGGTTTCTAAAATACTTGGCTCCAAATTCATCCTTTAGCTTATCAAGAGCATAACCACTGGGGTCAGCCACCTTGTAACGCATAGGATCAAATAGAGCTAATACAACATCAGCATCATTCTGTGTCTGTGAACTCTCAGCAAAGTCTTCTAGCTGAGGCTCAACATCACCGTTCTTTATCCTGATAGGATTGCTAATGTCACGGTTGAACTGACTCACAACAACAGGCGTATACCCATAAAAGTCACGAGCATATCTTAGCTCATCTGACATTTTATCAATAGCCTGCTTCTTGGTAGTCTGGTCCTTTGTGGTCTTCAATAGACCAATGTGGTCAATGATAACAATAGTTATCTCATTCTCATTGTTAGGGAAATAACGCTTGTTAAATTCATCCACTTGTTCAATGCGCCCATTTTGCAAAGCGTGCGCCTTTAATTCTTTGGCTACACCCACAGCATTCTCTGGACCATCGATAATAGTGATGACATCATTCATCTGATTCATGTAATCCTCATACATCAAGAACAGATCGTGCTCATCCTTGGTCATCTTCTCATTCCAACCAAGCAACTTGCTAACAGGAACAATCATAGCATGATCTATAAAGATCTTCCTAGAGACCCATTTAGCTAGTTTGTATGTACGAGAGCGCTCCATTGAACGATATATGATGCGTAGCTTGATATTTGGGGCTTTCTGCATGATATACCAGTCAAATGGATTCAAAACAAATGCATCATCTATGAAGGATGTCTTACCAGAACCTGTTAAGCCACCCACAAGAAAGTACATGCTCTTACGGATGCCAATGTACCTATTAAGTCTATCAAAACCCATAGGTATTCCATTATTCCTCCCTGTCAAGCCAAGCTCAACCTCGTGTTTTAATAGCTCAAAACTCATATTGCTTCTATTTCTTGTTTTACTTCATACCAATAGTTAACCAATGGATTGATGTCACTGTTTAGTATGTTTATAATCTTATTTACCGCTACTAATGCACATTCCTTTGCATACTTCATGTTGTTACCCACTATACCTAAGAAAGATAAGACCATTGCTGCTGCTTCTTGTTTAGCTGTCATATATCTGTGCCTCCAACGGGTTTATCAGTTTCTTCAACCTTACCACCCTCTTTAATTAGTTCAATAAATGGCTCAAAGCTTCGTTGATTCAAATAGGTGAAACTATTCTGCATGAAGCTGAGTCTGTTTGTGCCAGTTTTGACAGAGTTTTCTTTCTTCTGAAGGACGTCAAAATTCAGCGCTTCTATTAGTTGAGCTGCTGTATATTCTCCCTCTAGAAGAATCTTATCAAATCTGAGTCTGCACTCATCTTTGTTCTGTCTAAGACCTCTATTTCCTGTAAACTTCTTACCCTTGTGGGCGAATGTATCAGTGCCTGGATATGCTTTCCACCACTCTTCAAACTCTGTGGTGGCAGGCTTACGCTTAACAATCTTTGTTTCTTCTTTGCTTTCTATAAACTTGAGGAGCTCTTTTCCTTCCGTCGTTATCTTCTCATCACTAGTGGATATGAGTCCTTTTCTAATTAAAGTTTGATAGAGCGCAGCAATCTTCATGCTTCCTTCGCAGAGAGGCTGAACATCCATCTGCAGCTCTATCAACTTTAGAAGATAAATAACGTCCAAGGAATAGCTCTTCTTAATGAGCTCTTCAAAATGGTAGGGCGTTATCTTTAAGTTCATTAGGGTGGGGTTGTTTTGTCTGATAAATCACTGTAATCCGTGCAGGAAGTCTATTCTCTTCTTCTATAATTTCCTGCATAATATCCTCTTGCGTTCTAATCAAGTCAGCCTGCAAATATACGGATTCTTTCAGGTATTCCCGCTCAAAATCTTCAGAAAAATTAGCAACTTGCCCATCCATAAAATTCCCATTCGCCTTCTTGTTCATTTGATGATTTTTTGTATGTGATTTTTGCCACTAACTTGTTACCTTTCTCAAGGCACTTTTCCATCACAATGTTTGTGGTGCGTTGGTGTTTTTCAGTGTAGTCTCTAGCTTTCTTAACAGCCTCACCTTTTGTAGTGCATGAGGCAATTATTTCACCTTCATAACTGTACGCTACATATTTAAGGATCCATTTCTTGGTGCCAGGTGTTACAACGTGATCCACCTGTGTCTTAATCTTGTTAGTATTAAGCTTTGGTTCTCTAATACATATGCATTCAGCACCTTGATGTTTAGTGAGCTCTTCTAAGCGCTTCTCTATGAAGTTATACTTAGGAAGTCCACTTGACATATACTTTTTAGTAGCATCTGTAAATCCTGGTGTAGCGTTAATAGCACCACTATATCCTTGTTGGTGCCCATACTCATCATTAGCGTCTTCTACCGCTCTTCTATATGCTTCTTCTGCAGATCTTCCTCTGCTTCTTACTGTGAACGATTGTGCTCCCATAAACTTTAAATTTTTGTGTCTGGATAATGTTCATCATCATCATGCCAACATGTAGTTGTTGGATCATTGATATCCTCTTCTTTCTCTTTAACGAGAGGTGCTCTATGCATCTCATAGCATAGCCAGGCGCTAGATATTAGCGCAATAGGGATGATAATAAATAACATGGATTAGTCTTTTATGCGAAGGCCATATCCCAGGTCAAACCACTGGAATGTTTGCTCAGCCTTGCCTTTGTTGAATTTAAATATCTTCCTCAGGAGAGGAATAGCGTAAGACTTGAACATTTCGTGCTGATGGGAGGTCATTGTGAAATTGTGAAACCACATTTCATCCTTTTTAGCATCATCTATGGTTTTACCCACCATGTTTAGTTGATACTCAATGAGATGATCATTTATATTGGTTCTATTGATGATCACCTTAGGTTGTGGAAAGAATTTATTGAGCTTTATCTGCCCTAAAAATTCTTGTTTATCCCACACTTCCACATGTGGACGCTCTTCAATGAAAGACAGCTTAACAATGTCCCCTTTGATATAACTAATAAAGCAAGGAGTACCAATGTAGTCCTTGAACTTGTCTCCTTTCTTGATGTTCATACTAGAATAAACTTAGTTGGTTAGGATTTACCACCACCTTGCGTTTCCTGCCTTCAGAACTAATCTTATAGATTATTTTCTCAGCACGCTCGATGTAATAATCATAATTGATGTTATCCAGAGGATGGTCTTTACTCAGGTTATTGCACACTGTGGCCAGCCACTCACCAGCTTCCACTTGGGAAACAGCTGCAGCACCACTCTGTGAATCTTCATTCTTAACCTTTAAAAGCTTTTCTCCTGTATTTGAGATGTAATAACGAATCAGCTTATTGTATATAGTCTTCTCACCTGTGGACCTATCTATGCCTTCATAATGGAAATCCTTGCTAGCCTTTTGTCTCAGGCAGAAGTCAAAGATATTACTATGAGCCCTAATAGTAGTGTCAACAGGTATATTATGAAGAAAATATTGTTCAAGAGCCAAAGGTATAACTCTTCCTGACTTGTTCTTATGAAGCTCAAAATCCGTGAGAAAATCGCCTTTCTTCTTAACTTCTCCATCTGTTTTTATCGCAAGATAATCATTTACTGTGGAAAATACAATCTTTTGATAGTCAGTGCGTTCTAGCTCATATTTAGTGAGCTCTGCCCACCATGTGTTCAATTCATGCATCTTGGGTATGAGGTGTTTCTTTATTCTGATAGTAACACCATCTGTGTTAGCAGATATAACGTGTATACCAGCTGTTTCATACGCCTCAATGAGCATCATGAGACTCAATTCACCTGTAATAGTGGTGAACATAGTGAGCTGTCTATCATAGATCCAGTTTTGCATGTCACTTGACTTACCATAAACAGAGTTTACAGCAAGCTTCAGCGCACCTACAATACCCTTAATCTTCTTATCCTTCTTAGCTAAAGGCTTGAGTTCCAATCTCTTTTCAAACATGGCTTGATAACCTCGTAAGAATGCTGGTCCCAAGTGTTGTGGATAGCGTCCATTATTGATGATGATGGCTGGATAATAGGAACTAACGTCCCAATCAATGATCTCATGCTCATCATCAGCCTCAAATATCTTTGGGCTATTCTCTGTGTGCAACCCACCCTTCATAAAGGAATAGACATTGTTGTAGAAGTGTAGCTCCTCTTTAAAGTCATCCTGCAAGCCTAGACTCAACCTCTTTATCTTCTTGAGGAAGTCTTGTAGCTCTTTGGTTTGAAACTCTACATATGGTGCTATACAGTTCTTTACAGCAATAGTCTTTCTGAAATACCCTTTCTTGGGAAGTTCTTTGTATTCTATTCCCTTCTCTTGACAGTAGTATTTCTTAATCATCTCATCCCCTATCTTACTGTCTGAATAGTTCAGACATGGTATACCAAACTCAGCTTCAATATCCTGTCTCAGCTCAATCTGGTTGTTTCCCTTGTACAATGGATGATTAGTGTCACCAATAGTGACTAGATAAAACTGATACGTGGCCCAAACATCATTCAGACAATATTCTGTTGTCTTATTGATATCATCATCTGTGAACCCTATCTTATCATGAGGAATAGGCATCTCTTCAATATTCTCAAGATCCATTTCAAACTCCAACCTCTTTAAACTAACACGTCTATTCTTGTTGTCAAAGTGGTGGATTCTAAACAAATCAATCTGTTTGAGAGATAGGTCATATTCTCTGTATTCAGGGAACACATCATGATTAGCATCATCAATAACATCTGTGGCCTTCTGATGGATTCTAGCTGTAATTTCTAGACTAGAAAGCTCATGCCAGTCATGGTGACTACGTATCACCCATTCTATCACCTGAGAGTCAAAGCGCAAGTTGTTGTAGCCCACCCAATGATGGTCTCTGTGTTTCTCTGTGAAGTTAATGAATGCATCTAGCATGTTCTGGTCTTTATTCACCTTGAACGCTCTATATGGTTCACCAGGAATAAGACACACCACCAAGAAATATTCTTTAAGCGTTTCTATGTCATAGATAATTACCTTCTCCATCAATTATTTCTTTTTAGCAGCTTTCTTCTTTGCAGCCTTTTTCTCTTTCATCTCGTTTTCAGTGATAACCACCTGAATAGCTATTGCCATCATTTGTCTAAATGTGTTATTCTCATCATCATTGTCCATGAGACAAGCAAGAGCTGCTATTAATGTTTGAGGGTCACCTTTTGTTTTCACTGTACACTCTTCATCAGCATTACATATAATGGTGAGACGTGCTACTTCTTTTGGATCTTTTTTTTCTGGCATTTGATTAATTTTAAAAGCCCACCCCTAATATGAGGTGGGCTCAAATTTACTTTATTTTACGCAAGCGAACAACTTTTTTATAGTCATCCGAAGGACAATAATACATCTTGTTATTCTCCAAGATCAACCTATTAGTTTTCTTACGTGTGAATATAGCTTCTATGAGCTTATTAACATTTGGATTGTCACAATCATCAGAATAAACTAATGGTCTTATTGGGCTCCATGAGGAGCGGTAAACGAGGGTTGCTGCCATAATTGTATGCTTTTATGTGTGATTAGAAATATATGCGAATATGGTCATCGTACATTTCCACTTTCCTACCTACAATTGCAGGAGTAGCGTTGACAACGTTTGCTGTTTCAACAACTGTAGGAACAGTTTCAACATCTGTTGCTTCAATAATAGCAATATCAGGGCTAACAGTAGCAACGGTATTCTTTTCTACTGTTGGTTTGACTTTTCTTTTAATCATATATGTATGCGCTGATACATAATACAACCTGTTTAACATTTGCTTTTCAGTTAGATTGTACTTTGGAGCCAAACGTTTTGCAAGTTCTTTGATCTTGGTCCCATTGCGCATCTCCCTTTTAATTTCTGTAATTTCTGCTGTCTTAAAAATGCTTCTTCTTGACATGTGCTTTGCTTTTATTTGTGATTTAATTGGTTACCAGATTTCAAATCCTCCACATTTACGGAGGAATGTTACGAAGTTTGTTACATGATATAGAGGAGCGCTGTGTGCTGAAAATGCTAATGTACCATCATCAGCCACCACCCCACTATAAAGAACTGTGCCTATTGGATAGTCTTGGTCTAGCTTTTCTGTTCTATTAGGACCAATAAAGCCACCAGTGGCTGTACTCCATGCACCTAAGCATAGATAGAATCTATCATCCTCATCATGCATGTTAGCATTGTTAAGGATCATAAATGCCTCAATAGCATCAGCTAGCATGTCACAATCCTCCTGTGTCTTCAAGCCACTACCACTATTCTCACCCCAACTTCTTGTGTCAAAAGGAAGCTCTGTAGCATGTATAGCCATATCAGCTATTGCATGTATTGGTCTCCAGCCCCACCAATTACTCCTGAAATACACACCAGGATTTACACTATGGAATAGGTCCATAGAGTTAAAATACTGGCTTTTTTCATAATCTGTGGCTGTGCTCCAATTTGGTTCTTTTGGGCGATCCCCAACTATTTGAGGATTTATCCCAGCAATGTCTACTCCCATAATTGATTTTTTAACTTTAAATAATCTTCCATCATTTGATTTGCTCTCATTATCCCACTCCTATCAATAGATAGTCTACCAACATGGAGGTCTCTCATCCATGTATGGAATTTGGGATCTAATTGTGTCTGTGCTCTTTCAGCCTCAATTTCTTGAAGCCTCTCTAATGTAATGTGCTCTAAGGTCATATGCTTGTTTTTAATATTAAGAATCATCGTCCATATCTGTATCATCATCATCTTCATTATTGTATATTTCTCCTTCTCCTTTACATACAGGACATGCCACATCTGGTGTAGCACCATATCCTGATCCATTACAATGGTGACATAACCAAGGACCCTCATCATCATCATCATCATCATCCTCATAATAATCATACATTCCCACTAGAGTCATGGTCACCTTATTTGCATACATAACAGGATTGATTTCTTCCTCATGAGCAAAGTCCCATTCGTCTATCTCCACATCTACAAACCCATCCCATTCACTAAGAATGAAGTTGATGTCAGTAAGTTCTATGTCTCTGAGCTCATCAACATGGTCTCCCTCATCCCACCAACCTATTTCATGTGGTTCTGCTAACACCTGCTCATCATAGATTAAATAGGGCTCAACAGGTGCACCATATATGGTGATAAATTCTTCGAGGGGTTGTGAGGGAGTTTTGTCAAGCGCCCATATTTCTGTGTATTCTTTTCTAGTGCCAGGATTGAGTTTAGTGATAAACCACATACCAATTTCAAGTTGCTTAGGCATATAGCTCTTAAGCACAAGTTCAGCTATATGATGCATTATTTCTTGTTTTGAAGGTGTTTCTTAATGTCTGCCTCCTTGAATGTGCGCTTCAAAGGACTAGCTGCACCCATTGGGTCTTGTGTATTATCTACACGAACACAACTGTATATGCCTTGTCCTAAATCAGCCACCACCTTCCAAGTCTGATATAAACTACCACCAGATGTGCCAGCTTCATACCTTTCAATGTGTTTTCTAAAGATTGTTCCCACCATAAATAATTGATTTACAATTTGTTATTTAAATATTCTTGTTCATTAACGTAGTTCTCTGCATCATTTACATGATTGCATTGAGCATCTGTATAGCCAGCATTATAATCTCTTATACGTTGCTCTTTCTCCATTGCTTTTGCTTGTTCTTTCCATTTGCTATTTATTGCATAACCTGCAAAAAGAAATCTATCATATAACCATTCTACTGCTGTTTGTTGTGCCATGTCTTTAAATTTTATGTCACGCATAGCGTAACGTTTAATATTAGCAAACATGCTTTAGTTTGTTAAGGTGATTGAACCATTAAAATCTTCAAAGTTATCCATATTCCAGTCTGTCACATCCTCAATATCCATTGTTCTAACATAATCTGGACAGTTTAAAGGAATAGCAAGAGTGTCTGCTATGAATAAATAAACATATCCATCATCCTTACTTATCATAAGTCTGGGATACTTGCTTGTTGACTTTTTAGTCACGAACGTGTTAATTGCCATAAATAATTGATTTAAAATGTGTTGTGTTAATAATCTGCATGAATTTTACCAAAAACTTCATGCACTACTTCCGTGTTTGGACGTGTTTTACTTCCTAATATGTCAACCATAAGTGTCATAATATGTAAAATAATCACAAATAAGTGAGTTAAAGTGTGATGTGAATACACTTTTACGTACATAAAAGTGTGTACATGTTACGATTTTATGGACTTAACATGAATGACACCATCCTCAATAGTGATGTATTCACCACTAGTGTTCAGTGCATCTATCATGAAATACCTATTACCAAAGGCCTTCTCATAGCCTATTAGGTCAATCTTGGTCACTTGTGTGTGCCCTACCACTTGTTTAAAGGTGTTTTTAAGCTCTGTATCCTTGTTAGCTCTCATTAACGACCTTATCCTTATCCAAATAGGTGATTGCTCCTCATTGTCCCCTGTAGGGTCTATATAGCTCATTTTCTTCATGCTGACAGCCATACCAAAGCTAAATGTATTAGGCTTATGCTTAAACAGCTCATTTAGCTGGTCCACTATTGTGTCCACAGTCCATCCTCCTAAGCCAAACACACCATCCATAAACTTAGCACTCACACCAGCATGCGTAAACAGGAAGTCATCCATCCTATATGCTATTTGTAGATGTTCTCTATTAGCATCTAGAACAGGACCTATTTGAAAGCTGCCCATGTGTTGGTAGCCTGATGTACCTGTATCACCTATTTCAGGGAAATAATGATGATCGTGGTTGCCTATTAGACATATCACCTCTATATCTGCATCCTTTTTATACTGAATGATGTCCAGGAAGTTGTTTAGCTGCTCTTCCAGCTTAATATCAAACGAATCAAAATAATCTCCTATAAATATCACTCTATCA